GAGGATTCTTTTATTCTTCTTCAGCTTTTTATGTAGGAGTAGAATAGGTTACATATTTATAATATGAATAAAATAACGAATTAAAAATAATGTTGTACGGAGTACAACACTTTAATAAATAAACAAAAAAAACAATAATTAAAATTTAAAAATTATGGCAACATGGAAAAAAGTAGTCGTCTCCGGTTCATCAGCAGCATTAGCTGACTTGACATTAGATACGGCATTAGCAGTAACTTCAGGTGGTACTGGATTAGCTGCATTAGGAAACGCAGAACAAGTATTAAGAGTTAACGCATTAGGTACTGCATTAGAATTCGCAGATGCAGCATCAGGTGATGTTACAGGCATTAATGGTGGAACTGCTATTACAATTACTGACGGGGCTTCAGCAACACCAACAGTTAATGTAACAGCTGCAGGAATTACTGAAACTCAATTAAATGCTTCAGTAGCAGGTGATGGTTTAGCAGGTGGTGCTGGTACAGCATTAAGTGTTAACGTTGATGATTCATCAATTGAAATTGATACAGATTCTTTAAGAGTTAAAGCAGGAGGTGTTGCTAACTCAATGTTAACAAATGATAGTGTTACAATTGGTACAACTGAATTTGATTTAGGTGCTACAGGCGGAACAACAATTGCAGGTCTAACAAGTGTAACTTCTACAGCATTTGTAGGTGCTTTAACTGGTAATGCTGATACAGCAACTACAGCAACTGGTGTTGCAGCAAATTCTGTAGCATTAGGAACAGATACAACAGGAAATTATGTTTCAGCCCTTGGATCTGGAACTGGTGTAACTATCGCTTCAAACAGTGGTGAAGGTTCAACACCAACTATCTCAGTTGATTATGGTTCAAGTGCAAATCAAGCAGTACAAGGTAACGCAACTGCAACATTCTCAGGTACTGCAAATGAAGTTACTGTAGATAATAGTGCAGCACAAGCAATTGGTGGAAACATTGCATTAACAATTGGTTTACCAGATGATGTAACAATTGGACAAGATTTAACTGTATCAAGAGATCTTACTGTATCTAGGGATTTAGATGTTAGTGGAGATTTAAAAGTTGCAGGAACAGCTTCATTTAGTCATTCAACTAATTTAGCAATAGCAGATAAGTATATCCTACTAAATTCTGGATCTTCATCTACTGGAGATGGTGGTTTTGTAGTACAACAAGATACTAATGGTGTAGGTGAATTATTTGGATATGACAAAGATTCAGGTACTGGAGGTAGATGGGGTGTTACTTCAGCGTTTAACGCAGACACATCAGGAGATTTCACACCATCAGCATTTATGGCTACAGTATCGACAGGTACTGCAAATACTTCAGCAGGAATTGCAACTGCTGTAGGTACAACCTATAGTAAAGCAGGTAACATTTACACAGTATCAACAGGAGATAATGATATTTGGATTTATTCTTAATATTGTAAAGTAAATAATTTAAATAATACAAGGGCTGTCTTTAATTAGTCAGCCCTTTTTTAAAACAAAATAGTTATGGGACTAATAAATAAATTAACAAATACAAAAATAAATAACCCAATACTTTCTTCTGAAGATAATTTGGATATTAATGAAATATCACTTATATTAAATCTAATTAAAAATTCTCCATTTAAGGGGGGTGATATAGAAACAATTTATAACCTAGTTATAAAATTACAAAACCAATATTCAAAATTAGAAAATAATGTTTGACAAAAATGAAATTAATGTTTTAATAGCAGCTTTAAATGCTTTTCATATTAAAGGAGCAGATGCAGCTTATGTCTATTCAATTCAAATAAAATTAAAAGAAGAATTAGAAAGACAAATAAAATTAGAAAAAGAAGAAGAAGAGAAATTTAAATCAGGTCCTCCTGAATCTTTAGAAAAAAACGAAAAAATTAAAAAATAATAATTTTAATGTAAAAATTTAATATTTATAGTTATGGCAGAAACAGCAGAAAAAACAGTTTTAACAAAAGAAGAAATTAAAAATTTAACTTCGTTACAACAACAACAAAATGATTTAATATTTAACTTAGGACAAATTGAATACCAGTTAAATTTTTTAAAAAAACAAAAAGATCAAATTCAACAACAATTTTTAGATTTGGAAAGTAAACAAACTGAAGGAGCCCAAAAAATAGAAAAAAAATATGGGCAAGGAACAGTAAATTTAGAAAGTGGTGAATTTATTAAGGCTTAATCGCATTTTTAAGTCTTTTTGTAGTATTTATAAACAAAACAAACATATTATAAAATGGCAGAAGTACTTTTATCCCCAGGCGTATTAGCAAGAGAAAACGACCAATCTTTTATAACTGCACAACCTGTACAAGCAGGAGCAGCTATAGTAGGACCTACAGTAAAAGGTCCAGTTGGAATTCCAACAGTTGTTACCTCATATTCAGATTATAAAAACACTTTTGGTGCTAAAGTAGAAAGTGGTAGTGCAGAATATTCATATTTCACTTCAATTTCAGCATACAATTATTTCCAACAAGGAGGAGATTCATTATTAGTAACTAGAGTAGTATCAGGTTCTTTTACTTCTGCAACTTCCTCTAAAATAGATAATGGAGATACTAACAATGCTTTTGTATTAGAAACATTAACAGAAGGTGAAATAGCAAACAGTACTTCTACAGAAGGAACTAATAATACTTTACCTAGTGGTAGTAATGATAATTTAAGATGGGAAATAGTTTCTCCCAATACATCCTCTGGAACATTTAATTTATTAATTAGAAAAGGAAATGATACTAGTAAACAAAAAGTAGTATTAGAAACTTGGCCTAATTTATCCTTAGACCCAAATTCTGATAATTATATAACTAAAGTAATTGGAGATGCTAAACAAACAGTAAGAAATGATGGAAGTAATGACTATTTTTTACAATATTCAGGTTCTTATGCTAACATCTCTAGATATGTAAGAGTAAAATCAGTAGATACACCAACTTTAAATTATTTAGATAATAATGGTGCTGCTAAAACTGCTTTTGAAAGTCTAATTCCAATAGCTGGATCAGGATCATTTGGTAATGCCGAAGGATCAAATATCCCAACGGGAAGATCAGCTAACTATTACCAAAATATAAGTAATACTGATTCTCAAGGATTAATAGCTACCGATTATGCTACTTCTATAAGTTTATTAGCTAACCAAGACTTATTCCAATATAATATTATTACTATTCCAGGATTAGTAAAGAATTTTTCTTCTAATAGTGGTACATTAACTACATTAGTAGATAATGCTCAAACTAGAGGTGATAATTTAGCAATAATTGATTTAGTACAATACGGACAAAATATAGGAACTGTTACAAGTAAAGCTGCTGATATAGATTCTTCATATGCTGCTACTTATTGGCCTTGGTTACAAACAATTGACCCAGATTTAGGATCTCAAGTATTTGTTCCAGCTTCTACCATGATGCCCGGTGTATTTGCTTTTAATGATAGAGCAAGTGAAACTTGGTTTGCACCTGCTGGTTTAAATAGAGGTGGATTATCAACAGTAATAAGAGCTGAAAGAAATTTAACAAATAGTAATAGAGATACTTTATATACTGCAAATGTTAACCCAATAGCTACATTCCCAAACACAGGAGTAGTAGTATTTGGACAGAAAACACTTCAGAAAAAACCAAGTGCTTTAGATAGAGTAAATGTTAGAAGATTATTAATTACTATTAAATCATTTATCTCACAAATAGCAGATAATTTAGTATTTGAACAAAACTCAGTAGCTACTAGAAATAATTTTTTAAGTCAAGTAAATCCTTATTTAGCAAGTGTACAACAAAGACAAGGATTATATGCTTTTAAAGTAGTAATGGATGAAAGTAATAATACACCAGATGTTATTGATAGAAATCAATTAGTAGGACAAATATTTGTACAACCAACTAAAACAGCTGAATTTATATACCTAGATTTCAATGTATTACCAACTGGAGCTACTTTCCCAGCATAAAAATTAAAGAATTAGATATTTATAACAAGAAATAAATTAGAACAACATGCCAGTATTAGATCCAAACGAAATATTTTTTACCGCTTTTGAACCAAAGCAAGCCAA